CCTCTGTTATAGTACAATCAAAAATTTTAACTATATATCTAAAAAGGTCTTGAAGTCTAGGATCACAAGTTAAAAGTTTTTCCTCTGATCTTTTTGAAAATTTAGCCATTTCTTTTCACCTATCATTATTCAATTAATAATTTCTCAGCCTCAACTACCGTAACATTTAACTTATATTTAGTTGAAATCATTTGAGCAAATTTCTTTCTTACTACTGGTAAATTGCCAATAGGCTTAACAAATTTAAGTTGCACCTTATACGCATGTACTTCAGCCCATAACCTATATCGTTTTGAGGAGAGATATAAGAGAGAACTAATACCCATAGACCACAACCACTGTCTACGATGTACTTTTTCATGCTCTAATAAACCAAGATCATTCTTATACTCTGGACGAATAAATATAACAAAACCTCGCGTACATCCAGCATGTTTTTTTGGTATAAAGTTATGGGTATAAAATATCATAATTTTTACTCCTATTTTATTTGGATTGACCAACTTTGGTCAATATTATATGCTATCATCAGAAAAGTATATCTGCTCTACGTTCACCTGGTCTTTGCGATGGTTTAGGAAAATCTTTTACATTAATATAAAAACCTGTCATGATTCTATTCGACTCACCCAATATATCACGATTTAGATGTTCATGATATATTAAATCTTCTAATATCATTTCATCAATTTCACCAAATGTCATTATTTATTACCTCACTATAAAATTAAAGTGTTTATACTTCTATACAATTTGAATTCACTATACTATAATCCTAACTTAGCTTTTTTATCATTACCCCAAGTTACACATTCTTCTATATAAACTTTATACTCAGTATCATTAAGTCTTAAAGCTTTAAATTCATCATTAACAGGATATTGTTCTCTTATTTTATCAACTACTCTAGAATCAATTAATTGTACATGAACTGAAGCTTTTCTAATTTGCTTTTTTAAGTTATCATCTAATGTTACTAGTGTTAATGTTTTTGCAATTATTTCTGGTTGATCTGGCAACTCAATTGAATCTGGTACAGAAACATAAGTTTCATTATTGATATTGCATAATTCTGTTATTCTATCTTCATTTTCAGATCTTTCATAATCAGGTTCCATAAGCGTATGAGTTGTATATTGATCTGTAACTTTTTGGTATTTGTATATTTTTACCATTTCTATTTTCCTCCATTATAGATTTTATCATAAAAATTAAGGTTTTAGTTTTTTTAGCATGTCCAAGTAATGAGTTTATAACACTTTGATTTTCTTTTTTCAATTTTTTATTAAAATTATATAAACTATATTTTCTTATAAATCTTTTATTTTTCCAAGTTCTATATCCAACAAAATTAACACCTTTTTTTATTTTTTGAATTGTTGATTTTGATAAAATTAATTGAAGTTTCTCTTTAAGAAAATCAACAATTATTTTTTTAAATTTAATACATTGATCTCTTGTTAAACCAATTAAAATAAAATCATCAACATATCTAACATAGTGTTTAATTTTTAAAGATCTTTTTATAAAATGATCTAATGGATTTAAATAAATTAAAGAATAAATCTGACTTAATAAATTTCCAATTGGAATTCCTAAAGGTCCGTCTTTTTCTGCTATTAACATCATTACATCTATAAAATGATTATCTTTTATTTTAACTTCAAGTAAATTTTTTAAAATATTACGATTTATAGAATAAAAGAATTTTTTAATGTCTAGTTTTAATACATATTTGTCTCCATTATAATATCTCAAAGCTTTTTGTGTATAATCACTAGCTTTATGAGTCCCATATCCAACCCTACAAGAAAAAGAAGTATTTATAAAAGTTTTATCAAAAATATCATATATAGTTCTATAAATTGCATGTTGAACAACTACATCTCTGAATGATGGTGCATGTATTAATCTTTCTTTTGGTTCATAAACTTTAAATTGAAAATAAGGATCTGGTTTATATGAACCATCATGTAATCTATCATATAAATCTGTTAAATTTGAACCTAAATTTGTTTCAAATTCAAAACAAGATTTTTTCTTTCTTTTATTTTTTCGAGCATTTAAATAAGCTATATATAAGTTATCTAAACTAAATGTTTTTTCAAATAAATTTCCATATCTTTTCAAATTTGATTCCTCCTGGTTTTCGGAATTTTATAATTAACCCTACCAAAAAGAAGGATTCTATTGATTTCGCTTAAAGCTGGAAAATCTCTCCCTATAGTTCCACTATTCTTTTTTAAATAAAGAAGATTTGAGGTGAACCTGTAGTCGACGCGAAAACCATTGTTGTTGTTCGTATTCGTGCGATAATTGTTGAAATTGACATACCACACACCTGCGATCGCAGCATTGTTCCAGTTGCCACACGAGATCAGACATTTTAAGAGACCTCCCATTATTGATTTTAAAATTGTGAACTTTTGGATAACTAAAAGTTATTATCTAAAGACCACTGTATATTTTTATTAAATTTCTACCATTTATTTTCTTCTTTAACTTTTTTAATCCAACCGCCTATCATTTTACCTATTTCATCATTCAATTTACTAATTGTTATAAATCTATGTCCTTCTAAATCTTTAGGTTTTTTAATGCTTTGTTTCCCATCTTTAAATTGAAAATAACCTAGATCATATGCTAAATATAATTGCATCCTTAATTTTTCATGTGTTATATCTAAATTTGTTAAGGTGGTTTTTTTATAATATCTTTTTTGACCTTCTGAGATATAATCATAGACTTCATAAGCTGTATTCCTTATCCTATTAGATAAAGCATATTTTTCATGTTTCGGAAAATGATTTAAATAAATATTTAATATTTTTATGAATTCCATAAATTTTCTATTCAAATCTACTTCACCATTATGATGTATTGTCATATAAACTCTTTTTTATCGGTCGGGGTTGTCACCCGCCCTCTCAGGACTCAAGATAACAGGCGACGCGAAAACCATAGTCGCTGCCCGTACTCGAGCGATAATTGCCGAAAAAGACACCCCACACACCCGCGAGCGCAGCACTGTTCCAGGTGCCACACGAGACCAGACAGAGATTACACCGCCAGTATTCATAACATCCATCAACACCAAATAAGTTAGTACCTGCTACACTAGATCCTGCATCTAAATAAATACCTAATCCAGTCCTCAGCCAACCTGCTCCTGTTATTGCTTCATCTAAAACCTGATTAGCACCATTACCAAATGCAAGCCAACCAACCGCTTGACCTATCATGGTTAAATCAATTAAATCATAAGGAGTTGTACCTCCTTCAAGATATGCTGCATCTCCCCAAGCAGTAGCTCCAGGAGTTCCAGCACCTGTCGACCATCCACTCCCTACGTCTTTAGCACTTACAGATTCTTTTAAGATATAAAATTTACCTGTACCCAATGCATCATTTATATCCTCAACATTAGTAGTTCCACTTCGAACTAGTCCCATACTTACTTCATACATTAAACCATTTAAATCAGCTACTCCACAATTTTGACCATTGTGAGTCGATTTAGCAAACGGTGTACCAGAGCCAGTCTTTCCACAATTAGAGTAACCATCTGTGACATACAGTAAATCATCTCCACTACCTGCACCATTGGTTACCTCATCATAATCCTTTAAAGCATTGTTATTACAACCTTTTGGATAATTATAAGTTGCATCATACCAAGCACAATATGTCGTAGAACTTACAGCTTGTCCATGAGCCATAGATAATATCGCCAATGCTGAATATTGAAACTTAGACGCACAATGGAATATGGTTGAAGCATTAACTGCTCCATCTACACCATCTCTGGCATGAGCTGCAGTTAGAAATTCATAATTATAATCTCCAGCGCATGCTGTCAAATCTGAAATTGGATTATGAGCAGCAGCTGATGAAAGAGGTAAACCATTAGGTAAACTTGACCCTATATATCCTGTACCCCACGCATTTTTACTACACATATATTTATCAAAGAAGAATCCATCTTGTTCAATACCTCCATCAATAAAAGCTCTATGCATCGCATAACTATCAACATTAGCAAGAGCTTCAGTTGCATATGTATCAGTACCTTTAACATCTATAGCTAAAGTTGAAATCTTGTAGTAGAATTTCGGAATCCAACACATTATTGAACCATCTCGATATTGATAATTTCCATAATTATCTGAAAGTACGTCATCATATCCAGGTAATGGAATCATACCATCAGGTAATAATTGAGTTGGACAAGTACCTAAACCAAAACCAGCAGCTCCTGCTACTCCTATTAAATTCTC